AACTTTGCTGCACCAAATTTTGAGATACTTGGGAAGGGAGCACGGGGAGGGCGAGCTGGGTATCAAGCAATTCAGTATGCTGCGAAGAAGTTCTTGAATAAAGTACTTCCAAATAATATGAATCTAAAACAACAAGCAATGACGTTAGTAAAAGAAGTAAAAGGTAAAAGATCTAAAACATTACAAAACAAATTTTATAATATGGTTAGGACTGCTGACTCAAGAATATCACGAAAAGAATTTGATGACGGCATAGTCAGTGCCACAGCCGATAGAATGCACATTAATCTTGCAGCTACAGAGATAGGTAATGCATTAATGAAATCTACTATAGGTCAACGAAACGATTTTGCGTCTAGTGTTATCAACTTAGCTGCGGCAAAGACATCAGATGCATCAGTATATGTTAAAGCGGAGGAATCATGAGATTTAAAACTTTTATAGAAGGATCTGAATCATGGGCTTCTGGTTTTAAGCGAAGAGTCGTAAAGACTACTAAACCAGAACATAAAGCAAAAGGTTATAACTGGAGAATCAAGGGTAAAGATCGTCCGGAGATCTCTATAAAGCTTTATAAAGAAAAACCTTCTCAAAGTGAATTTAATAAACAGATGAAAAGAGTAGCGGGGCACGAGTTCGGTGGTTAATATGTTTAGATTTAAAACGTTTATTAGTGAAAATGACTATCATCATTCTAGTCATTTAAATATCAACGCTGATAAACATAATTCTGGTAAGGGTAAAAATCCAGAACATGGTGTTTGGTTATCCCATAACGCACATCAAGCAAAAGGTTGGCATAATACAGTAAAAGATAATTTTAATAAAGCCCATACATATAAAGTTACGGTCAAAGGCAAAATTGCTCATCACAACGATAAAAAAGTGAAAGCTTTATTTAAAAAACATGGTCACAATATGAGTGATTATCATGCTGATCTTGTAGGAAATCCAACTCATAAAGAAATTCATAATCATCCAGCAACTAAAACTCTTAAAAAAGCTGGTTATGTTGGTCATACGCATCCAGATTATGATTCGCATGATACTCAGAAAGATCATGATTCGACAGTTATATTTCACAGAAAAAATACACATATGACAAAAACTGATATTGGTAAAGAAAAGAAACCAGAAAAACCAAAACACCAAGTACCAAAAGGCCATAATCAGATTAACTTAGTAGGTAAGCATGATGTTACTCATCAAACGCATCAAGAATATTCACATGCAAGTATACATGGTAATAAATTTGAGCCTTTAGAAAAAACAAGATCAAAAGTACGTTTGACGTCAGATCAAGCTTCTAAAGTCAAATCTCTTGTCCATAAAAAAGATGGTAATACGTATAAACATGTTAAAAAGAAAGATAATACGGTTGATGCTTATGTTACGCATGATAATGAAAAATCAAGAAAAGCTTTTCACAATCATTTAAAAGTTGTAGAAGGTAATGATCCAAAAGTTGGAACAGGTAAAAAACCTCCAGGAACAGATAGGAGATTATACACAGATGAAAATCCCGACGATACAGTCCCTATTAGATTTGCCACTGTGGCTGATGCCGAGAGAACTGTGGCGAAGGTTAAGAAGATTAGTAAGCCGTTTGCTCGTAAGATACAAATCCTAAATGTTGGTCAACAAAGAGCTAAGGTTATGGGTAAGACAGGAGTTGTAAATAAGTTTGAAACAGGCAAAAATCAGATAAGGTCAAAAGAAATGGCCAAGAGAGCAAAAGAAAGATGAGGTTCACAGAATTTATAACAGAACAAAAAAATACTCATATGACACATATCGAGGACAAGGTTCTATATGGTGGTGTCAAAGGAACAAGAGAAGCAATACTTGCTTTGAGATCTCTAAGAGATACACTTGGCGGAGAACATGATGGAAATGTTTCAGTTAAGTGGGATGGAGCTCCTGCTGTGTTTGCAGGTACAGATCCTCGTGATGGTAGATTTTTTGTTGCCAAAAAGGGCATATTCAATGTCTCACCGAAGGTATATAAAAGTGATGTGGATGTGGATAATGATACTTCTGGCGATCTCGCTGATAAGCTCAAGGACGCTCTAAAATATTTACCAGAACTTGGCATAAAGGGAGTTATTCAAGGCGATTTCTTATATTCTAAGTCTGATATAAAAACTAAAAAGATTAAAGGTAAGTCATACGTCACCTTTCACCCTAATACGATTGTATATGCTATTCCTGCAGGGACAGAAGCTGCGAAGAGGATATTACAATCAAAGATTGGTATAGTATGGCATACAACATATAATGGTAAATCTTTTGAGACAATGAGAGCATCTTATGGTGTTAATGTTTCAAGTTTAAATACTAGTAAAAATGTGTGGTCACAAGACGCAATGTTAAGAGACATGACACGGTTTACTATGTCAAAAAAAGACACGGAGGAAGTCAATGGATATCTTAGCCAAGCTGGGACACTATTCAATCAAATTAGTTCTACTACCCTTAAAACTTTGGAGTCTAATCAGGCTCTTGCTCAAATCATTGAGACATTTAATAATTCCTTTGTACGTCAAGGTCAAGTTGTTCAAAATACGAATCTTCACGTCTCTAATCTCATTGGTTATATCAAACAGAAATACAAAAAAGAAATAGATAAGAGAACAACTGCACCTGGAAAGGCTGCACAACAGGCAAAACTGAACACAATTCTTACATTTTTTTCACCCGCTAATAAAAAAAGCTTAAAAAAGATGTTTGATTTACAGAAAATGATAGTTCTTGCGAAATTAAAACTTATAAATATACTTAATAAATTAAATAATACTAAAACGTTTTTAAAAACAAATAAAGGATATCGTTCTACAGGACAAGAAGGTTACGTAGCAATAGATAGACTTGGTGGTGATGCGGTGAAAATAGTTGACAGGATGGAGTTCTCATTCGCTAACTTTTCACCCACTATATTAAAAGGATGGGATAAACCAGGGAGAAAATAGATGGTAAAGCCATTATCGTTCAAGGACTTTATGAACGTGGAATACAGACCAGGTGAAGATGACTTGGTTAATTACAGAGCTTATAGAGTCAAAAGATTAGACTGTGACGTTGATCACAGTGAAGATGATAGAATCAGTCTTGATGAATTACTCAGTATCTCAGGTCGTAGAAAAAAAGCTAGAGATGCTAGACGTAGAAAAACTCAACTAAAAATTTCTAGAAAAAGAGCCAAGAGAAGAATGGCAAGGGATCCTGTATTAAAGAAGAGATCTCGTCGTACAGCTCGTAAAGAGATGGAAAAGAAACTACTTAAAGGTAAGAAGAAGTCAGATATGAGTGATGCTATTAAGTCCTCTATCGAAAGAAGGCTTGATAATAATGCGTTTAAGAAAAGAATAGATATTAGACAAAAACGACTAATGCCTGTTAAACGTAGAGAAGAGATACGAAGGAAAAAGGGTCACAAGTGATAAATTCATTTAAGTCATTTCTTATTGAAGAAGAGCGTACAGTTTATTTTACATTCGGTAGAATGAACCCACCGACTATTGGTCATGAAAAATTAATGGCTAAGTTATCAGAAAAATCTGGTAAGAATCCATATAGAGTATATTTGTCTCATTCACAAGATACAAAAAAGAATCCACTTACATTCAATGAGAAAGTAAAGTATGCAAGGAAGATGTTTCCTAAGCATGCTCGCCAAATTATGTCAGACATGAGAGTTAAAAATGTTTTTGATGCGGCTACTAAACTTTATAATGAAGGTTATAAGAGAGTCTCTATGGTGGTAGGATCAGATAGGATTAATGAATTTGATGTATTACTTAATAAGTATAATGGGAAAAAAGGAAGACACGGTTTCTATAAATTTGAAAATATAAATGTTTTATCAGCAGGAGAAAGAGATCCTGATGCAGAAGGTTCAAAAGGAATGTCTGCTTCAAAGATGAGACAGGCGGTAATGGAAAAAGACTTCACATCTTTTTCACAAGGATTGCCAAGAAGCGTATCAAACTCTGAAGCTAAAAAGTTATATAACTCAGTAAGATCCGGAATGGGATTGAAAGAGCAAAAAGAATTTAAGAATCACGTATCGCTTGCAAAAGTATCAGACAGAAGAGAAGACTATGTAGAAGGAAAGATACTCAATGCTGGTGATGATGTCATAATAAAAGAGAATAATAAAAAAGGTGTTATAACATTTAGAGGACCAAATTATGTTATGGTCGAAAGTGCAGGAAGACAGAACAGATATTGGCTAGATGCTGTTGAATTAGCAAGTCAACCGGTAAAATTACAATCATTTAGTGAAAAGATGGCTCAAGACAGAGCTTCTAAAAAGATTGATAGATTAGAGATACGTCACACGAGAGAAAAAGCTCGTCTTATGAGAAACGCAAAGAAAAAAGATCTTAGCGCTAAAATAAGACAAATGCGAACGGACATGTAGGAGAAAGATATGCCGCTAAAAGTAAAAGATGGAATGGGTGCGTGGATTAAAGACTTTCAGAAATCTGATGCAGCACAGTTTAAAGGTAGATCAAAAGAACAACGCCGTGATCAAGCGATCGCTGCGTATCTTGATGCAAAAGATGATATAAAAGAAGAAGTTGTACTTGATGAAACCAAAAAAATTGTGGCAAAATATCTTGATAAAGCAGGTATTGCTAATTCGTATGCTGGTGGGCCAGAACCTCAAGTACGTCAAAAAGATGCTGAGAAAGCAAAAAGAATTATAGATGACTTACACAAAAAACGCATAATTAAAAGAAATCCTAGCATTACTGTTTACGATAAGGGCCCTAATATTCGACCAATGTCAACAGCACTAAAAAAGAAATTAGGGATAAAAGAAGATA